GGCTACCGTCACTGTTTGACAGGTAAAACCCCGCGTCATTAAAACACGCAGTCAACATTGCATCCGCCACGCCAGCAAATGCTGGGTAACGGATTTTGAATGCAGTCGGGTCAAACGAGACGATAGCCATTAGTCAGCCGTTGCGGGGGTGACGCTAGACGCTGCTGGGTCAATTGGCTCCAGCCCTGTTTTGGGCTGGTCTGTCGACTTTGCTTCAGCGTCCGCTGCTTTGGCGGAGAAGATAGCGCCAGATTTGAACGGGGCGAATTCTTTATTCGCCTTTACCCATCCCGACCAAAAGCCATCGTCAACTTCGGTTGTGCCGTAATCAGCACCAATGATTGACGCCTTGTTAACGCCATTCAGCTCAATGGATTTTTCGCCCAATTCCAGAACGATGCCACACGGTAATTTGCAATGAATAGTAGCCACAATTAAACCCCCAGCATTTGAGCGATGAACACAGGAAGGTAGATGATCGTTCCCCAAACACCCTGAGATTTTTTCTGCCGGAAGCTGGATGACCCAATCACAACAGGGTGCGCACGCATTTTTTCAGTGAATGCACATTCAGCAGTGCGCTGGCCCTCATATTCATCGACAATCAACTGTAATAACTCACCACCGCCCGTGCTGTAGTCAGGGGCGGTCTTGACGGTCATTCCGGGGAAATTCTTTTTCAGTATATCCGCCACAGACACGTTATAAGTGGTCGTGTTGGTAAGGTATACTTCGGATGACGGGGACATAGCCAGCGTCATTTTGGTATCCAGCTCAATCGAACCGCCGCTTTTCGTCTGTAGCTGCTTAAACAGCTTCTGGATGTCCGCGAGGATTTCCAGCGCAGTGGCAACTGTCCAGCTTGTACCCGTAGCCGCCTTGGTGGTTGGCGAGATTGCCGCGTTTAATTGCGGGTCATTCAGCAATCCATAGTTCTGCAAACCAGCGATGCCATTGAAATACGCTTTGTTTTGGAACTTGTTCAGGGTCAGTGCGCTGGCGATGTTCAGTCGGTTAGCGAAGTCGATCTTAGCCAGACCTGCGCGTTCAAGCTCGCGCTCACCCCACTGGGTAATAGCTTGGTAGTGGAAGCTTTGACGCTGTGGGAAGTTTGCATTAACGCCCGTGCTTCCGGTTTCGTTGTAGTCGCCGTAAGCCGTAGTCTGCCCGGTCGATTCGATCATGCTGAACATGGCGGTTTCGGTTGTCCAATCCCCTTTCTTAACCTCCTGCCCAACGATTTCGACTGCCTTCATGGGGCTGACCAGCACTTCGATAAGCTTGGGGTCGACAAATGTGGAAAGGAACGCGGGAATGCCGCTGTTGCTTGACGTAATCATGGTCGGCTGCGCATCGCACGCAAACCCGCCGTCATGAGCATAACGCAAGCGGACGTTATCCGGCTGAAACTGGGGGCGCACGCCCATAAAGTGGATGCCTGCCGCTTCGGCAAGGCTTTGTAATACTGGATCCATGAGTTACTCCTTACAGGCTCATTACGGCAAGTTCGCCCGTCAGGCACGCTTGCGATACGACAAATGGGGTTTCGACGAAACCGGCGATGGTGGCGCCAGCCACGCCTGTCTGGGTTGAACCGTCTGTTAGCTTTGCGAACACCTTTTGCCCGACGACCGCAGCGTTGGTGTTGGCAGTAAACCAGTAATCGCCAGTGATCATCAGGGTGACGGGCTGGCCTTGCAGCACGGCATTGCCCGACTCTGCCAGATAGGTGGCGATGCTGGCTTGCTGATCACGGTGGACAAACCCCGTAGGTACGCCAGCTCCTGTGTTTGCAACGGTTGTGCCTGTTGCCCACGCAAATCGACCGACCGTCACACCGCCCGTTGCAGCAACAAAACCGCTCTCAGGGCTTACGACGCTTGCACGCGGGTTACTACTGGCAAAATCACCCGCATTCGCCGGGGCTGGGTACGTATTCACGCTCTTTTGAAATGGCATAACCTGCCCTCCTTAAACTGTCTTAAACCGGGCAATGCCGGGGAATTTGGAAACCGCGCCCGCTGAATCACGGGCAACGATGGGAGCGGCTTGTGCTTTTCCGGTCGCAACTTTCAGCAGGGCTTTGAGTGCTGGCAGGCCGGTAACGCCTTTGTGATCGACCTTCAGATGATCAAGAGCGAATCCGTAGATGTCAGCCGCCGAATCCATCGCAATAACATCACCCACAACACGGCGCACAGCGGCGCGTGCTTCGGTCGCATCACGGAATTCTTGACGCATGGCATCCATCGCGGCCTTAACGTCTTCTTTGCTCACCTTGTCATCGTCATTAGGGTCTTTGTCGTTGGCTTCTGGCTGTGCAATCAGGTCGCAGATGGCTGAAATGGTGGCATCATCCACCTTGCCCGACAACATGCTTTTGACCTTTTCCGCAGGGGATTCATCCACGGCAGCGGGCGGGGGCGTTGCCGCCTCTGGCTCATCTTCGACGCCAATCAGGGCATCAATCACGTTGTCGAGCTGCTCGGCTGAAAGTGTGGCATCTTTTGCCAGCACTGCCGCCTTGATAGTAGATTTTCGTTTCATTTCAGTAGTTTCCGTAAATGGGTTGGAGTCGGACACATATACATCAGCACCAGCACGCCCGACTTCGACAAGTGCCAAGTGATTGCCCTTGATGTCGATCATCCGTCCATCATAGTGTTCGCCGCCCACATCGCCCGGCGTCATGTCGGCAACGTACCGATACGAGCATGATAACTCTCGCACGGTATCGGTCTCAATTCCGGCGATGGCGGTGGCATCCCAGAACACCAGATCGGCATCAAGATAAGGGGCGTTGAATTCAACGCTTGAGCCAATTGCACCGATGACCAAATCAGGCCGGGGTGCGTCAACAGTGACGGGGATGTGTTCCTTCAGGATTGGCAAACGGGCAAAGGTTTGGGCGGCTTTTGCCAGCTCTTCCGGGTCACGATAGAGCTTATAAATTGCTTTTGGCTGCAAACCAAGTTCGTCCCATTGCGGAATTTCTTCACCGTAGTATGGGTTTACCGCGGCTTTGCTGATGTGCGATTTGTCCACATGCAAACGCCCGTCGACATCGACAGTGCGGCTTGAGCGGTCAAAAGCAAGAATGGTTTTCATTTTCACATTATCGTTGTTTTTTATTGGGTTGACAATCACAGAATTGAAAAAGCCCTCGGTTGGAGGGCTTTGGTTTCAGGCTATCAGCTTTATGGCATATCAGGCCAAAATCTATTCCCTTTGCGCTGATTCTCTAAGCCGGAAAGCAATTGCAAGTTAGCTTCGCAATGAAGGCCACAAACTACCTTTGAGACTAGCGGGACAATGTGATCAACATGTATGCCGGGTTCTGCCGAAGCCGCCACATAGAACAATTTAATAGCATTTAGATCAGACCATTTTGGTGTTGCTTGAATTTTTGCCGATCTATATCTAGCCTTAATCGCATTGTATTTTCCGGGATTGTTCTTCCGATACACATTCATCCTATCCGCCACCGCACCCTTAGTTTTTTCACGATAAGCGGCGATATGCTCTTTGTTCCTAGCTCTCCATTCGAGTGAATTTTTCCTTCTTCTATCCACATATCGACATCTAACCTTTCGCTCATGCTCCGGGTTTTCATTGCGAAATTCTTTTCTATTCGCCGAGATTGCGTCTCTATTTTTTCTGTAATATTCGTTGCTTGCTTTTAAATGAGCAGCCTTTCCTTCTGGTGTAGCCCTATGGGATTTTAGATATTTTTGAGAACACTCCTTGCATGATGGGCGCAAGCCGTCATGTTTTCTCTTGTCATTTGAGTAATCAGATCGCGGCTTCTCAGCTCCGCATTTTGTGCAAGTTTTCATATAACCATCCAATTATATAATCATCCTTTAAGGTTCGAGGCGTCCGGGATGAATCGGATTTTCGGGAGCTACCCTAGCCTCGGTCTAGAATTATACCATCAAATTAGGTTTGTTGGGAGTATTGGACGCCAAGTACACCGGCAAAATATTTTCTCTCCTGGAAAGATGTATTCCCCATCAATGAAGCATCCTTCTTTGATTCTAAACACCTTTCCATTGGCTGCCACATGCGATTGACGCGGTTCTTTGCCTGCATGGGAATGCATCCACACGCCACTTTCGATGCCAAGTTCCAGTTGCCTTGTCCGTTGGACAACAGAGTTGGCCTTGTTAGACTGGTCGCACGCAATCAGTTCCGCCCGATGGCTTGCCTTCGGGTACAGGGCTTTCAGGTCTTTAACCATGGTCTCTAAATCGCGCCCTTGCGTGTACGAGCGCATCACCACGCCCTCGACCTGTTGTAGATACTGTTGCGGGATAGTGCGTATTAGCCCGACGTTTTCCGCAATCGTGGCGTTTAGAGCGTCACGCATTTCTTGTGTCATTTCAAAATCGACAGACCACCCGGCATCTTTTAGCGATTGCCGTAATGCACGGTCGGAGCTTCGGAACATGCCGTTAACATAGTAATCCGCCAGCTTGTCTGCATAGGCGTCAAACCGCTTTGTCCAGCTAACCGCCAGTGACTGCATGAGGTTGCTCACGTAATGCACGGGACTGGCATCCCCCGCCATGATCGGCGGCGATTTGTTGTATTGTGCCCCCAGCCAGTAAATCATAGATCGCTGCATTTCGTCGATAAGCTTCACCAGCGCTTTGCGGTACTTGGCCTCTAAGCCGCGATTTGCAGCAACAGCACGGGCTGTTTTAGGCTTCTTCATCGGGTTCAATCTCCGGCATCGCATCAACATCTAGCCCGTGATACCCACTATCATTGCTACGCGCCAGCCGTTCCCGCTCTTCTTGCGGGTCAAGCACGCCTCGGTCTATGTAAGTGGCTGCGGTGTTGGCATCCTGCGCGCGGATACCCGCCAGATCGATTGCGCTCATTTGGTAAAGTGGCGCGAAATTAAAGCTGATGTCAGGGTCTATCTCGCCAAACAGGGACAGTTGCACCAGCGATAAAATGGTTTCAATCGGTCTCCGCCAGTGATTTTCCTGCTGTGCTGCTATCCAGTCGTAAAACGCCCTAACCTCTCCCTCGCTGCTGGCATTCAACCCACTGGGGCTGATACCCGTAAGGATGATGGCTGGCAGACGAGACACGCTGCACATCTGTTCCTGTGCTTGGGATTGTAACTCGTGCAGCCCAGAAAGAGGGGTATTTATTTGGATTAATTCCTCACGCTCTTTGTCAATGAGCATCAACCCCTTGTTACTGCGCAGAGTCGTGAACAGGGTGGCCCGGTTAATCAGGTCACTGCCGTCGTCATCACCCTGCAAAACTTGGTCCATTGATGTGGCAAGCGCGGTTATGGAAAAGTTACTTATCAGGTCTGAAACGCTTTGACGTGTACGCAACCAGTTGTCAACGTATGGCTCGGCGAGTTGGCTCAGAGACATTCCGGCGAAATTGAACGCCGGCTTGAGGATGTCAGGAAGGGGGCGCGTGACGATAGTCATTAACCGGGACGCATGTACCTCTTTTCCCAGCACATACCAGCCTGTAGGCGCGTAGAAGTCGGGAGCGGTAGGGTCATTGCTGTTATATGCCGATGGTGTTG